CTACATTAACGGGCGAACAGTTAGCCTCTACCATTTCAACAAGCCCTAGAGGAGTTGACATCATCGCCCCTAAAATCAAAGTCAAGTCCGACATGATTGTTGACGGTTCGATAACCTCAAGCAAGATTGCTGCAGGGTCAGTTACTGCCAACGCTCTAGACGTTGGCTCTGTTACGGCTGATAAGATTAAAATTGATACTGCATTAATTCAAAGACTAGTATCGCAACAAGCGTTTATCGATGAATTGTTCGCAAAGCAAGCAACGATTACAAAAATCAAAAACGTTGATTTTACTGGAGACCATATTAAAGGCGGACGCATTTCCTCACTAAATGGGAATACTACATTCGATTTGCAAACAGGGCAAATTGATATTAACGGTTTTGGTGTAGGTATAAGAAACCAATTTCCAAACCGTCCATTGCAGTATCTTGCGTTTGGAGCTGGTAACATCAACGGTGTTGAGGGTTCATACACAGCATTATTAAGTAATCGAAACGGATTGCAACAAATGGACCACACAATAGCAGGACTACAAATATGGAATGGTCGAAGTGGAAGCAATGTTAAAAGTGCCGTCAACATGTACGGTCAAAGAATAACATTTAACCAGAGCGCACAAGATGGATTGAAAGAAGTGTCTATTGATACAGGCACACACACCCTTGCAGGAGTTGACGAGATTGTTATTCAAGGAGTACGATTGTCGTTGATTTTAAATGACATTTACGACAACTTTAGAAACCTTGGAGCGAAAGCAGGAAACTACACACGAGGTTATCACGATAGATGGAAATAACGGAGGGCAAATGAACACTCAAGATAAGATTATCAATGACTTAGCAATTCAACTGGCAAATAAAACTATTGAATGTGCTAATTACAAAGCGTTATATGAAGAGGCGCTAGAGCAAATCAAACAACTACAAACAGAGAAAGAAGAGGAACAATAATATATGGCTTTTAAAGTTATCAACAAATATTTACAAGAAAACAACCGCACTTTTGTTGCAATTCGACAAGATGCACCTTATACGGCTTTTGACCGTGTTTTAATTGGCGACCGTGTGAACGAGTCAGACGAGGAACTAATTAAGGCAGTTATCGGACAAGTGACTACTGAATTCAATCCAGCCGAGGGAGTGAAGAAACTTCAAGAAGACTTGCATAACCAAGCTGAAAGTTACGAAGAAAAGCTTGCTGAAAAAGATGCAAAAATTGCAGAAGTTAAAGCAGTTGCAGATTGGGCGGTGTTGGCTCGTGTAACAGACACGGACAATCCACTAGATCCAACTGTTTTCAAACGTGGTCTTGAATTGGTTAACCTTGGAAAAATTGGTAAGACTTACCAACCACAAGAAATTTTCACCCTTGAAAATCCAAATCACATCGAAAAATATCAAGAAGGGCGTCGTGTGATGATTCAAGTCAACGAGCAATTCACTTATCAAGGAGAAACACTTGAGCAACTTGCAGCACTTGAGCAAAACGGCAAGTTAGGCATTTGGAAGTGGACTGAACCAAAACAAGAAAAACCATCAAATGAATTAGACACTCAGCCTGTTCAATAGACCGCTGTTTTTTTAGAAAAGAGGTGGTTTAATTGGATTTTTAACTTTACTCGATAAGCTCACGCCCGTTTTAATCGTTATAATTCCAAGCTACTTTTCATTCAAAAGTACTCAAAATACAAAAGAAACTGAAAAACAAATCAACGTTCTTACGGATAAAATCGGCGACCTTGAAAAATCAGTTAACGCAGTCGAGGAAATTGGGAAAGATAACAATAAAAATCTTTCGCTAATCGGAAAAGGCTTGCAACGATTACAGCGGTTTCGATTACAAGAAAACTTAAAAAAAGCAATCAGACGTGGCTGGACAACTCAGCATGAAATCGAAGAACTTTCAAGACTTTATGAAAGTTACGTTGAATTAGGCGGGAACGGTGCTATCAAAATACTGTTTGAGAAATTCCTCAAACTAGAAATTATGGAGGAAAAATAATGAACAAGATTAACTGGAAAGTACGTATTTTAAACAAAACATTTTGGCTTACATTAGTGCCTGCATTGGCGCTATTGCTACAAACATTTTTATCTGTATTCGGGGTTAAGTTAGAACTAGGCGAAACAATTGATAAATTATTAGTATTTATCAACGCTTTATTCGGTGTATTGATTATCGTTGGTATTGTTAATGACCCGACAACTGCTGGTCTGACTGACAGCACAAGAGCGCTCAAGTATCACGAACCGAACGAAGATTAAACTAAGAAAGGAAGTCGTAAGGCTTCCTTTTTATTTTGCATGAAAGGGGGACAACCTTTGAAAAAAATCATTAAACGACAAGCTGGCGTTTGTGTCGATGTCCGAGATAAAGTTTACAAAGTAAAAGAAGAATTTTACTCGCACGATAAGAACAGCGCATTTATCGAGTTACAACTAAATGGAGTAGGCGTTGAAAAAATCATAGTGTTATTCCATTTTAAAACGACAAATCGCTTCTTGGAAGTCGTCGGAGTGGTTGAAAATAATATCGCATCTATTCCATTCGATACTAGCTTAATTACAACCGATGAAATCGTGTATGGTTTTGTTTATGCTGAGAAAGTCGTACAATCAGCAGACATTTTGAAATTCTCGTTTGGTGTTCGTGTCTCTGAAATTGATAAACATAGCGAATTACCGATCATTGAGAAAGACACAAAACGTATTGTAGCATTAACTGACATCGTAACTAAAGCAGAACTAGAAGAAGCAATCAAGAATATTCATGTCGAGGGCGCAACTTTTGACGACTCGGAAATCTTACGACGTTTACAAGTGCTTGAAACGAAACCAGAAATTGATACAAGCACTTTTGCTACGAAACAAGAACTAGAAAACAAAGTTGAACGTACTGAAATAAGCCATATTTCAACTGAAATTGAAGCTTTAAAGACAAAGACCAATAAAGATACAGTCTATGACGATAGCGCCTTAAAACAGCGTGTAGAGGCCTTAGAAAGCAAGACTAACATCGATGAAAGTCGGTTTGCAACTAAGGATGAATTGAGAAACATCTCATTAACGCCTGGACCTAAAGGGGACAAAGGTGAGCCTGGTCAGCCTGGTGAGCGTGGTCCTCAAGGCGATACTGGACCTAGAGGAGCAGACGGACTTCAAGGACCTATCGGACCTCAAGGATTGCAAGGTGAACGAGGACAAGACGGGCAAAAGGGCGAACGTGGAGAACAAGGGCCAATCGGACAAACTGGACCTGCTGGACCACAGGGGCCTATCGGTTTAACTGGACCAAAAGGAGAGAATGGTCGTGATGGTGTTGGAATTCCTCAAAAATTGACTTTATCAGGAAACACACTCATCTTATCTGACGGTGGAGGAAGTGTTAACCTACCAGCCTCAGGTCAAAATGGACCAACTACGCCTACAACTTCATCTAGTGAGTTAAGTGGTGCCGGTATGCCTGAAGGTAAAGTCGAAGGAACACTCGGTCAAACGTATGTAGATTTACGTAAGACTAACGGTGCCGTGAAATGGATTAAAACTACCGATTCCGGAAAGAATGGTTGGGCTGTTCTATACGGCGATACTGGGTGGAAGACTCTAAACATCTCGTCTAAACTCGGAGGGTCATATCTAAAAGTACGACGTTTGAATAACCAAGTTTCATACCTATTCGGTGGACTTTCATGGGGTTGGTTTGGAATTGTTAGAAGAGGTGGTGCAGGTTATGTTCTGCAAGGGTCTGATAGCGAACGAAATTGTTATATTCTTCAAGGTAATGGAATTCCAACAGGTTATCGTTCAGAAGCGTCATTAATCGGCAACATCTACAACGATAAAGGCGCGCCTTATGGCACATGGTATTTAGGAGGCCTTGGAGATTATAACCACTTAAGATTCCAATTCACTGACCCAGTTCCTACAGACAGAGATATTGGTGATATTAGGGTCTCAACAATCTCTTACGTTACAAATGACCCTTGGCCAACAAACTAATAAGGAGATGTATATATGGTTACAGTAGAATACGCATTAGCGCCGTTAAAAAACGCAGCGAATAACAATAAAGGTATTGACTTCGATGGAGTATATGGATGGCAATGTGTAGATGGTTCAAACAGCGTTTGTTATAGAGCTACCGGAAAAACTTTATGGGGCAATGCGATTAATTTATTAGACTCTGCAAAAGCACAAGGACTTAATGTTATTTATGAAGCACCTGGTGTTATTGCTAAGAAAGGTGACATCTTCGTAATGGAAGTACCCGGTTCTCCTTATGGACATACAGGGGTTGTCATCGAAGATAGTGATGGCTACACACTTAAGACAATCGAACAGAATGTTGATGGAAACTGGGACTACTTAGAAGTAGGTGGACCAGCACGTTACCGTACTCGTACATACGACGGTATGGTTGGGTACATTCGTCCTGACTACGACAAAGCCGATGCAGTTGTTGAGATTGCTAAAGGTTGGGTTGAAGACAGTACAGGTTGGTATTATCGTTATAACAATGGCGAATACGCTAAATCGAAATGGGAGCAAATCAACGGAAGTTGGTTCTATTTCAACGACAACGGTTATGCATTACGTAACAAATGGTTCAAGGACGAAGATGGTTCTTGGTACTGGTTTAAAGATGGTTGCCACATGGCAACTGGTTGGGAGAAAGTCGGTGGTCTATGGTATTACTTCGGTAATGACGGAAGAATGAAGACCGGATGGATTCCATACTTCAACAAGTGGTATTACTGTGAAGAAAACAACGGTAAGATGTTATCACAAGAAGCAAGGAATGTGGATGGTAAATGGTATTACTTCAACGCAAAAGGTGAGATGTTAAATCGCGCTGCTGTTTACGTTGATGAGTCAGGCGTCATGCATTTCGAAGAATAAAAAAACGAGCCTACCTTAAATTGGTAGGCTTTTTTTATTTTGTACTCTTTTTGTACTCAATTTTATGATATCGTGTGTTTTACCACGAAACGAAAATGTTGATTTTATAAGTTTTCGAAACGTTGCGCAACACTGTGAAACGTTAAATTATGGAGCCGAGGGGAGTCTATAGTGTTGATATAACAACGTTTATAAGCGTTTTGTACTCTCGATGTACTCAATTGAATATTGAGTTAAGTTTATCGTTATCCTCACGCTCTAATTCTTCAATGATATGAGCGTATGTGTGTAATGTTATGTTTGGGTCAGCGTGTCCAAGTCGCTTGCTTACTGATAGCAATTGAACACCGTTTGCTAATAGAATACTAGCGTGGGTGTGTCGCATTGCGTGAAAGGTTATATCTTTATCAATTCCTGCTCTGGTTAATGCTAGTTGTAATGCTTTATTAATCGCGTTGTTACTAACTCTTTTAAATATTCTTTGTGTTTGGTCTTCTGGGACAGGTAGCGTTTTTAATATTTCAACTAATTTATCTGGAATGGTTATTTTACGTTTACTGCTTTTTGTTTTTCCTTCCGTAAAATCGTTCGTAAAATGATAATCGAATCCCTTTTCGATTTTAATCGTTTTGTTCTCTAAATCTATGCAATCCCATGTCATCCCTAAACATTCTCCGAATCTAGCTCCTGTATACATACTAAATAGAATGATATATCTTGAAGAATAGTCTAGTTGTATATCTTCTAGCAGAGCTTTTTCCAGCTCGTCAAATTCACGCTTACTTAAGTATTTGTTTTCGACTTTCTTATTCTTTTCTTCCAGTCCTTTTAAAACGGCTGTAGTTGTTGGATCGTGAAGAAGGGTTTGAGTTCTTAACGCATGCTTTATTGCTGCCTTAACGTAAGTATGGTATTTTTTAACAGTTTCCTTGGAGCGTGTTTTGGCAACGTCATTCAAAAACGATTGATAATTCTCGTGTGTGATATCACGTAATGGAATATTATAATTTTCTCTAACGTAGCTAATGATACTATTTATCCTGGAGATGCTTTTCAATGAAATAGTATCTTCTTTATAGAGCTTCTTCCAATTCTCCATGTAATCAGCTAGTAGCATTTGTTCTTTGCTAACATTCTTACCAACTAGAAGTTCATTTTCTTTTAATATAGATGCATCTTTTGCTTCTGCCTTGGTTTTAAATCCACTTTTTGAAACGTATTTACGTTTACCTTCATCATAATAATAGACACGATAAGCCCATGTTTTGCCTCTTTTTGTTATGCTTGCCATAGTTCACCTCCATTTCCAAACGTACGTTCTTTTTTTAGATAAAATAAATAGCCTTAACAGGCTACTTATTTTATAAAAATCTTTTAACAGTCGAAGTTAAATTATCAGAATACTGAATAATATCGAGTGGATTTGAGATTTCAACAGTCGTATGTTTTTCATCGTTAAATTGTAGTTTGAATTTATTGTTGACTGTATAAATACGCATAATCCACTTACGAATATTATCATCTAAAAGTACATTAAAATAACTTCTATTGTCTCTATAAAATATTCGTGATGGGTCCACAACGTCTTTTAAAACAATTTTTGTAGTAGTGTAAGCTTCTAATTCTTCAGAAGTTGTTACTATTTCCGAATCTTTATTTGGGATTTCATCTTTTACTTCTTCCGTATCTGGAGTACTAGAAATTTTAGTGTCCACATTAGTATTTAAAGCAGCACTCAACTTATCGTTTACCCGTTCGCTAATGAATTGAGAAAAGCCCTTCTTAACGATTGCTTCAAATTTTTCAAGTGTATTTTTGGTTTTAGTACCTTCATATATCTCGCCAACGATATATTTAACGAATGATTCATCTGGTTCAGTCAATTGTTTAGATAAAAGGTTTTTAAGGCTGTTTAAGTATTTTAGTTCAGAAGCAGATGAAGTTATTTTATCAACGTCAAAATTATCTTTGTGGAATTTAGCAATCTCAGCGATTTGAATATCTTTAATCTTAGTGATATCAATTGTTAAAAACGGAGTAGAGTCCATTTTGTTAGGTTCATCAAGATCTGTGTAAAATTTATATTCTTGTCCATTTGTTAAAATTCCAAATTTTGAAGTTGTAGTACCAAAATATCTAAATAATTGCGAATCGTGTTTTGTAAGTTTTTCTGAAATAGATTTAGCCTCAATTAGAATTACAGGGGCATCGCTGATTTTAATTGCATAGTCTACTTTTTCACCTTTTTTAATTCCAAAATCTGCAGTGAATTCAGGGATAAATTCTAGTGGGTTAAAGATATCGTATCCTAAGATTTGAAAGAATGGCAAAATTAGAGAAGTTTTTGTAGCCTCCTCTGTATTGATATTATCTTTCAATGTATGTACTCGTTTCCCTAAATTCTTCAATTGCTCTGACAGCACTTCTAATTCCATTGTTTTTCCTCCTTATATGTAATTTTGCATATCCTCTTTAATTCCGTATATAGTCTTTAGGATTTCAAACGTTTCTACAGGCTTTTGATATTGTTCTTCATATAAATATTTCATTAGTTTACATGCGAATATATCTGCTTCTTGTTCTAATTTTCCTTTTCCACCAAAAGTAGCGGAGTAGAATCCGTTCAATCCATAATGGTCTATAGCATGTTTTAATTCATGTGCCATGACGAAGTATTTAAAAGAAATGTCTTGTATATCTTCATTGATCAATATTAATGGTGTATCTTTTTCTGAAGATACAAGTATTCCTTTTAAATTATTAGGTAATGCCTTGAAATCATATTCGATTCCTAAATAGTCCGCTATTTCAAACGGGTTAGCTGTATTGTAAGTACTAACTAACTGATTCACTTCCAATAATTATTCCTCCTTGCCTTTTTTTATTCGTTCCCATAGCATTGCACGTATCATTCCATCTAATTGCATCTTATCTTCTTCAGATAGTTCTATGCCATTATAGGACATAACAACACTATTACGTTTTAACGCCTCATCAAAAACAATAACGTCGTCTTTAGTTGCCCATGTTGGTGCGTTCGTCGAAATGGAGTTTTGAGCAAATCTAGGATCTACAGCAGATTTTTCTACATTAAAGAAATCTGCAATCTTTTGCACATTACCAGGATTTGGCATAGATGTTCCTTTAACATATCCCGTTAGAGTACTTGTTGGTATACCAGTGCTTTTTGATAGTTCAACTTGCTTAGTTCTAGTACGATTAAGTAATTCATTGATATTAACAGATATTCTCTTCATGATTTCAATATCATTAGGAGTGTATTTGCCTCTTCCTCGTGCCATTTCTAGCACCTCCTTTATTCTTTTCTACTATATAATAACGGTTTAAATCGAACTTGTAAAACAAAAAATATCAAAAAAATCGAAATTTTTATATCAAAACTATTGACATACGAATTAAATCGTATTATTATAAACTCATGATTCAAATAACTTTGAAAGGAGGGACGGATTTTGACACAAATTTCGTTAAAGGCTGCAAGAGTTAATGTTAATTTAACTCAAAAGGAAGTAGCGGAAAAACTAGGAGTTCACCAACAAACTATCGCCAAATACGAGAAAGATAGTACTAAAATTCCTATGAATTTGCTATACCAATTAAGTGCATTGTACAAAGTTAAATTAGATCATATTTTTTTAGGTTAAAAATACGATTTAAAACGTACTTTGATACTTGTATTTTTTAAAATAGAAAGGAGGGAAACATGGAAAAAGCAACGCTTGATTATTACGAACCGATATTCTTTGAAGTCGTCAAAAGAAACCCAAAGAAATTTGTTGGATTAATAAAACCGTTTATTGATTCGAGAAGTAACCAACGGTGGATAACGACTGAAGAGTTGTGTGAAGCGATTGGAACAAGTTCCAGTTCGTGGCACAAAAGCGAGATTAGAAACCATCCAGTGGTGGTTGCAGCAAGAAGAACAGATACACGCCCATACAAATATCAAGCGAGCATGATTGATGAAATTCAGAAAGTATGGGACGGAAGGAGAAAACGATGAGAATGGAACGAAGAAGAAAAACGAGGGTACAATTCATCCCATTTATGAAGTGGATACTAGGATGGTACATTTTAGCATTTGGAATCATTATCGCAATGATGAGCATTGTGCTCTTGGTAGGAAAGGCGGTTGAACAACACGAATCAAAAGTGAATCTAATTAGAAGTGGGCAATACGTGGAACCTGATTTTCAGGAAACATGGAACAAAAAAAGCCAGCGCGGCAACGCTGACTAAATATAAATACCCTAAGGAGATTATAACACATGAGCAATAAGTTTGAAACTTTACACGCAAATTACCTTGACCCTCCAGAACCTAAGGTATGGGGATATGACTGGAAAGGTGACGAAATATACGTAGGTGATGAATATTACGATATGGACGGTGACTATGTTCAAGCGGATAACATCGAAGATTATTTAAAATCAACCTATTTAACCACTTCAATCAGAATTGCGGGTGAGTAGATGGAAGATGTGTATTTAAACGATGATTTACTAGATTCAAAATTACAAAACGTTTTGTATGCTAATAAAACCATTGGACAGATCAGAATGAAGAATGATTCATACGAGGTATATCTATACGAACCTCAAATAAGAAAAACAAGGGTTAAAACCTACGAGGAGGTTGAAGAGATATTAAAAAGCGTATCGAAATCATTAAAAGAACAGAGTCGAAAGTAATTTTAGATATTGATGCGGACTTTGTAAATCCGCTAATTTTTGAACAATACATGGATTATGGAAAAACAGTGGAGGATGCAGCAATGGCGATAGTTCAAAATATTCCCAACGTGAAATCATTCCACATCGAACCACAAGGGACACAGAAAGGGATGTTTTATAAATGAATTTATATGAATTAAGTGTAGCTTTTCAAGAAGTACAAAATATGGATTTAGATCCTGAAGTAATGCAAGACACATTAGATAGTATCGAAGATGCCATCGAGAACAAAGCAGAAAATATTGCAAAGCTTGTTCGAAATCTTGAATCTGATGTAAAAGCTTATAAAGAGGAAGAAGAACGTTTAAAGACAAAACGTCAAGCTACTGAGAATAAAGTTAAATGGTTAAAAACGTATTTAGAAGACAACATGAAATTGACTGGAAAAACTAAATTCAAATCAGGAATGTTTAACTTCTCCATTCAAAAGAACCCAGCTAGCGTGAACATCACTGACGAAAAAGCTATTCCAGAAGAATTTCTAATCCAACAACCACCTAAAGTAGATAAAACTTCATTAAAAGAAATATTGAAGAGAGGAATTGAAGTTCCTGGAGTTGAATTAAAACAAACGGAAGGATTGAGAATTAGATAGCATGAGAATTCTAGCAATTGACCCTGGTAGTGTAAAGATTGCAAGTAGTACGAACGGTATTGTGCTACTGGATAATGCCAAACTAGTAAATCATTGGGTCGTACCTTCTGCAAAAGTCCAAGATATCCGCAATTGGTTTGGAGAGGTCGGTCGCTTCTTGGATGTGGATGTAGTCGTGATTGAAAAATTTGAAGCTAGAGACAATGACAAATCAAAGGATAATTCAGTTCTTGAAAACGTCGCTCTGTTTCGAGTTCTTTTCCCAGACGCTATCTTGCAGCGTAATGCAGGTTATCAAACGGATATCCCGAATGAATTACTGAAGCGCCTTGGATTGTGGAAGTTTGAAAAGAGCCATCACCAGGATGTACGTGCAGCAGCAAGACTGGGACTTTTTTGGGCGATGAGAAACGATATCAAAGAAGTCATCGATGACATCGGTAAGGTGGTGAATGAACATAACGTTAAAACTAAGAAAGTGGCAATCTGAAGCGATTGAAAGGAGCAAACGGTCAACATACGGAATCTTTCTTGAAGCTCTTGGGGGTCGAGGAAAAACTATCTGTGCTCTAGCTATTGCCAAAGAGAAAAACGCTAAGAAAATCATCATCACAAACAACCGTCTTTCGATTCTTGAAGGTTGGAAAGATGCCATCAAAAAGATGAATTTTGATTCGGATGTTGAGTTTATTATCTCAACTGACCGAAGCATTCAAAATATGTTAAAAAAAGGCTCAAAATTCAACTGTGACGTGTTGATTATTGATGAGTGGCAGAATATGTCATCAGAGAAGCAAGTTGCCTTATATCGACGTATAAAACGAAAATACACGATAGGTCTTTCAGCTACTCCGATTCGAAAAAAAGGACAAAATTTCTACCCACTCGAAAAAACGATTTTTGGGTTTGCAAATCCAAATAATAAATTTGATTGGCAAAAAGTACATGGAAGAATGGTTTATGATCCATTTACTTATTCGAAAGAAAAATGGGAGGATTTTAGAGACTATGAACGCTACGTCAATAATCTTCCGAACTTCTTCAAATGGGAAGAAATTGAAGAAATCGAAAACGCTGTTGAGAACAATGGTTACGAAATTAAGTTCTATCCAGTAACTGTCGAACCTGGAAATCCTGAAACATTAGACAAGTTTAGAAAATTAAATCTTGTTACCGTAAAAGGCGAAACAGCGATGGCGAAACAATCTTTCGGACGAAACACGTTTGAAAGATATCTCAACCAAGCAGGAGTAGAAGTCGATTTCCCGAAAATCAAACCAGTGAATGCTGATACTCCATTGATGTTAAAACTCGATGGATTAATCGAAAGAGCACCACATGACATGTTGATTGTTAGCAAGTCGAAACAAATTGTAAATGTCATCAAAGAACGACATCCACACATCGGAATTTGGACTGGAGACATCCAAGAAGGTCTTGATAAAAAGGTAGTAGTTGCTACAAACCAAGTTCTTGGAGTCGGTGTTGATGGCTTGCAGCACAAATATCAAACAATCGTTGTTCTAGATCCAGTTGAAGAAGGTTCTGGAGAATATGACGATTACCGCCAACTGCTTTGGCGAATAACAGGAAGTAGACAGCAGCATGATGTAAACGTGATTGAATTTTATTACGAAGAAAGGTGAAAAAGTGGATAAAACATTTTTAGAAAAAAGAATAGAAGAAAAAGCGAGAGAAGAATTTGAAAAAGAATGGAATGATTTTGTAAATCAAATGAACAATCATCCTATTTTTAAACATATTACTATCAAAATTAATGAGAAAAACATTCCACTTTCTGATTTTGGTATTAATTTCGGTGTCTTTAATCAAGAGCAAGATAAGAATCCTAGAAATAAATTTTTGAATTTCGAAGAGGTAAAAGAAAAAGTGGTTCAAGAAAAAATCAAAAAGAAAACAGATGAATTATTGAATAGATTATCTGCTGTAAATTATTTGTTTGAAAAGGAGGGGGTCTGATGTTTAAACTTCCAGAAAACAAACCACAAGTACCAAAGGACACGCCAAGGAATTACTTCATTTATGGTGAGACCATGAGTGGGAAATCGTACCTGGCAAATGAGTTCCCGAATCCGATTGTATTAAATACAGATGGAAATGCGGAAGCAAACAGCGTGCCAAGTATCCAACTATTGAATGATAAAGACAAATCAGGGCGTATCACTAATTCAGTGATTAAGCAGCTAGGAGAAATCCTATTAGCTCTACAAACGCAAGAACATTCATACGAGACAGTCGTAATCGATGTTATTGATGACGTTATCGAGATGATTAAAATCGCTGTGTGTGATGAATTAACTCCACCAGGTAAGCCTCGATTGAAATCATTATCTGAAATTCCATACGGAAAAGGCTACGACTTCTTTAACCAAGCTATTACAGAATTGGTTATTGACCTCAAAGCATTACCGATGAATGTGATTTATATTAGCCGTCAGATTTCAGAGTATGACGATAACGGAAATGCTACGAAAGACAAACCAAGTCTTAAAGATAAGTACGTGAACCTTATCAACGGAAATTCGGATTTAATGATCCATACAGAAAAAATCGGGAATAACTACAACCGTGAAGTTGACCGAAAACGTAAAACTTACTATGCGGACCAGGTTGATGATAAAGCGATTTTAAAAATCTTATCAACAATTAGAGGTGCAGTTGAACCTCCTCGAAAACAACAAGCAGCAACAAAATCAGTTGCAAAACCAACAAAACAGGAAACTGTTGAAGTTTCTAATAATGAAGACGAATTATTTTAAAACTAAAGGAGAAATGAAAAATGAGTTTATTAAATATTGCAAAGAAAATTAAAGAAGACGGATTTGACCCTCGTAAGGATAGTGTAAATGGACCTGCAGCTCTACCTGCTGGTGACTACACGGTTGTTTTAAAAAGAGCACAATTTAACATTGCGCCAAGCGGATGGGAAAGCTTAGGTTTCACATTTGAAGTTCGTGAAGGTGAATTTAACGGACGTACTGAATATGTATCTTTTGGAACATTGTCTGAATGGAATGGTAAAGACCTTTCTTGGTCAGTAGAACGCACCATTAAATTCTTTACAAAAGCGATTGAATTAGCTGGAGACAAGGTTATGAAGAATGACTTTGAAGACGGAAGAGCATTAGCTGATGCATTAGAACGTAAAGCAGTCGGTTCTTACTTCACATTAAAAATCATTGAAACAAAAGGTAAAGAAGACAAAGTATATCGCAACTATGATATTGAAGAAAATGCTGAAAACGCGATGAATACAGTTGTTGTAGAAGAAGACGATTTGCCTTTCTAAAAATAAGGTGATCTCATGCATTCAATGAAAGAATATGCGCTGCTATATCAGCAGAAAGGGTTCTCGGTCATCCCGATTAGTCCTACAACTAAAAGACCATTAATTGAATTTGCGGATAAACCACCTCTTGATGCTGATGGAATTAACGAAGTTTGGAGTAAATATCCAAATGCAAACATCGCACTAAGAACTACAAACTTCTTCGTGATTGATATCGACAAGCACGGACAAACCAGTGGATTTGATTCGTTGAAGAATTGGGAACATTTAAACCTAATTGAGCCCACACTTCAAGCAAAAACGGCATCAGGAGGTAAGCACCTATTCTATTTCAAGCGTGATGATATCCACATCAGTCAAATGATTGGATTCCTTCCAGGAGTGGATATCAAAGCGCATGAAAACAATTATGTGCTGGTTGCACCTTCCGCAACGGATAAAGGGCAATACGAATGGGATATGGAGAAATCTCCTGAAAAAGGAACGATGATTACTCCCTCTAGAGCCTTAATTGAAGCCATCATCCAGCAGTACAAAATCACCAATGGACGTGAATTTGATTACAGCGACGGGTTGAGGTCGTGGGTTAGTAAGGGCAGAACATCCGGAAAAACAAAAACTACGGAACTGTTCGAAACAATTGCAAATGGATTAGGCGATGAAGGAAATCGTAACGACAAGCTTGCTAAATTTGTAGGCGGATTATTATGGCGGAATGTGGATGAAATGGATGTGTTGTCATTAGCTAAAATAGCCAATGGCAACACCCCGAATCCACTATCGATGCAAGAACTCGAAAGAACAGTCATGAGTATGATTCATAAAGATAGGAGGTGATTGTGATTGGCGAAGTAGTAAGTTTTTACAAGGATTATGAACCAATAAAAAATAGTAACGGAACTTTGAAAACGAACAGTCCAGTAAACGTGTTGAACGCATTTCGTGCTGATGATCAGTTAAATCTCTATCTGAAGCATAACGAATTCTCTCAAGAACATGAATTAACAAGAGATATTCAACTTGGAAACACGCTTTTGAAAAAAGGAGAGCTGCCTTCGAATTTTGAATCGGTAGTAAAAGTTTATTTTGAAAACGTAACGGGTGCTGCATTTACATCTCAAGCTATGGTAGACGGCATGGAAACCTTCTTGTCGGAACGGTCTTACAATCCAGTAAAAGAGTATATGGAAGAAGCTGAGAAAGGCTGGGACAAACGCAAACGCATTGGACAAATGCTGCAAGTCTATCTAGGAGCTAACCAAGACCCTTTAGTGTCTAAAATTGCCGAAATGTGGATGGTAGGCTCTGTTGCCAAAGTATATGAGCCCTACGTCAAATTTGACTACGTTCTGGACTTAGTTGGTGGTCAAGGTGTTGGTAAAACTTCTTTTTTACAAAAACTAGGTTGTCATTGGTACACGGATGCTGTAACTGACTTTGCAAACAAAGACAACTACGACATCATGCTAAAACATTTAATTGTGAACGACGACGAAATGGTCGCTAGTGATCGCATGAGTTTTTCAGAAACAAAATCGTTCATTTCAAAAACGAGCTTACGATTCAGAAAACCGTACATGCGCAGAACACAAGAGTTCGCAAAAAACTTCGTTCTAGCACGCACAAGCAATCACGTTGAATACCTCAAGGATAAGACTGGTGAACGCAGGTTCTTGCCTGTACTAGCGAGTAATGACAAACAGAAAAAACATCCTATGAAGATAACGGATGAAGTTGTAAAACAGATCTGGGGCGAAGCAGTTACGCTTTACAAAAGTGGTGTAGATTTGATGTTTGATGAAGAAACAGAAGCGGAATTAGTTGAATATCGCGAGCAATTTATGTTCAGAGATGAGATTGAACTTCAAATCCTTCAATACCTGGAAATGCCCGTTCCTAAAGATTGGGAAACGAGAACAACAACTGATCAGTACCTTTATACGACTAAATATTTTGCGAATAGTCCTGACTGGACTTCAGGTGGACAACCGATGAATCGAGTGGCTACTCGAGAGATTATGTTTAATTTATTCCATAAAGAATCGAACGACCAAAAACTATCTCGGAAGATAAGTTTTATTATGGATAATTTATTAGATTGGAAGAAACAATCGTACAAAGTTAACGGAAAAACAACTAGAGGTTATAAAAGAATTTTACCTTAAAAAAAGGTTACACCAGACGTGTAACCTTTGGGTAAAATCGGTGTCTACGTGTAACCTTTTACCACATGTAGTTACACGTAGGTTACACGTTTTTTTCGCTACGTGTAACCCTTAGAAACGTTGATTTAACAATGTTTATAGATACTTTTTATATAAAAAGTTACATGTTTACATGTTTTTTTTATAAAAAGTATATTGTAAGTATAAAAGCCTATTAAATCAACATTCTTGTGTTTTTATTTTAATGTTTTTCAAAAATACGTGTAACCATGTAACCTTGGGTAAATTTTTAGAAAAAAATAGTAAAGGAGCGATGCTCATGGAGAAGATAAAAATGTATGTCATTAGAGATGCTAAATATCCACAATGGTACTTCCAACGTATTGAAGATTACTCAAGCATGATGGGGTATCTTGCTAAGAATCATCCACAATATACGCATCAATTTACAACTGACATTAAACAGGCGATGCACTTTGGAACGCCAAATGAAGTTTTAGAGTTTATCAAGGAACATTCTATCGAAGGGACTATCATTAAAGACCCGTATCAAGAACGAATTAGTAAAGTGGCTTTTAAGTATATGGGTGAGAATTACGGTGAAGCTATTACTTACATCCACGGAATGATTGAAGATTCAAGCGAAAAGATGTTAGCTGCTTCCAAAGCGTTAAAAGTGAATGCAAATACGTTGATTAAATTTATGAAAGACCCTTATTCAGTTGCAGCTCATATTCGAGATCGTATTGTAGAAAATTTAGTGAATTTAGAAAAGGCGGTGAAGTCAATTGGCTAAAAACGAATTTGAAAAATTAAAAGACGATGTACATTACTTAATTATTGCGCATTGCAAATACAAGGACATGTCGATGTATGACAGAGCCTTGAAACAGTTCCAAGAAGATATCAACTATGGACAGCTCGAAGAGATGAGCTATGATGAACGATTCGCTTTCTTGCTTGGATTCGAAACATCGCTGAAGGCGATAGATAATGCAATTAAACTAAGTGAACAATTGAAGGAAAATCCAGACATGGTTGAATGGCCGAAGAGGTTAGACCCTAATGATTATAAATATTGATGAAATCATCAAAGCTTATGAGAAGAAATACGGACCAATCGAAGTCGATGGATATTATGGAGAGCAATGTACGATTGAACAAGACGGAGTGATTCTATATCAAGGCATAGGCGAATGGAGAACATATAGAGAAGTATGGGAATGCAGCAAACGAATCTTAGATTTAAAGGAGACAAATTAAATGAAAACAATTAACGAAATAAAAGATGATGATTTGGTTTTTAACGAACATACCCATTCTCAAATATATGTATGCGATTTAAAACGTGAATGGAACTCGTTAAATGAGGATGAGAGAAGTGGCTGGAGAACTCTAAAAGAAAGAGCAATAAAATTATCTGCTGAATCTGTATTGGATTGGATATATGAATATATGGAGCAAGACGGATATGAAGACATGTTTATTCATTTGTGGGATGACACGTCTGAAGAATTCAAACAAAGGATGCAAGGACTACTTGATGAAATTTCAAACTTTCCAAGTGCTGTAATACTTGATTTAGATGAGCCTATCAATTCTTTTGTGAATTTAAAGGAGAAGTAGATGAGAATTTTAACTCAGATTATTTGTAATTTGATTTTAGTATCCATTTTGGAATTTATAAGAAATAAAAGTGAATTTGCAGCGTTCATAATTGGTTTGATTATGGTTATTGTACTTTTGGTTCTTTGCGTTTTAGAACTATTCGGAGTGATAACTTTTTAAAAGGAGGAAGACATGGATTTAACATATAGTGACAAATTCAAAGACTATATCGAAACCAAATTCGATATCGTATATCCACAAACAATTTATAAGTTTCCTAACGGGTACGGTGCTAGTGTAATCAAATTTAACAGCATTTACTTTGGTATTGAAATTGCAGTATTGATATTTGATGAAGATGGTAATTTTAACATCGATTACGGAACACCACTTACAAATGATGTTATTGGTGGATTGAATGAAGAAAGCAGAGATTCAGTCTTACAACAGATTTTCGATTTAGAGAACGCAAAGGAGGAATAACAATGCACATTACTATGTTTTTAAAAAGCGGACAAACATTAAGATTTGAAGACGTGACAAACTTGAAGAAAGAAGAAAAATTCTATAACATTATTACTTTTAATTATGTAAGTATGTCGGATGGTAAAAAGAAAAGAGGACTCTTTAGTACTAAAGACGTGTTAGGTTTATCAGTCGATAAGGAGGATTTCGATGTTAACAGTTTACTCTAAACCAAATTGCATCCAATGCGAGATGACAAAGATGTGGTTAACTCAGAACAAGATTCCATTCGAAGCAGTAGACATCGAAGCGAATCCAGGAGCGTTCGAACTCTTGAAACATTATGGATTCACATCGCTCCCTGTTGTGGTGATTGATGACGAATTTGAGGATCCGAACAAGACTTGGATGGGATTTCAAGTCGATAAATTAGAAAGGTTGATTGAATGATTGTTTGGGCATTGTTTGATAGTGGCAATGGCTGCTACGCTCAAGGAGTTCAAGAGCTGAATGAGGGGGGGGCAAGAGATGACAATCTATTCTGTGGGATTGGATATCGAGAACAAGAACAATCATTTTATTCATCTAAATCTTGCCGATTACTCGTATCTTTTTGGAGATAATAAGCTCTATGATACTCTTGATAAGCTGCCTCATCCGGATCTTATCATTGCAAGTCCTCCTTGTGAATCATGGAGTATTGCATCTTCAATGGATAGAGGGAATGCTTGTTGGAAACAAGAAAGAGCTGACGATTGCTTATTTGAGCCTCAAACTCCTTTGAGTCCTTTTACTGTGAGAGATTTTAGCGATTATGAGAGATATCAATTTAAGCCTGAAAGACAAATCGTCAAGAGAATCAATGGAGAACTTTGTACTCATAACTTAATAGAGATTATTAGACGATATAAACCTAAATATTACATCATCGAAAATCCAGCGAGCTCTAAAATATGGGATTATATTGATAGAGTTCTAGGCTTTCAAATTCCTTATGATAATTTAGCTCATTACAATCAATATGATAGTTATCCAATTCAGAAACCAACAAGATTCAAATCCAATGTTGAGCTAAAATTGAAAACAGGGAATAAACCAAGTGACATCAATTTCAAACTTATGAATGGATACAACAATCGCTCAAATATCCCGATTAGTTTAGTGAAGAGCATCTTCAATCAAATTCTTGAAATGGAGGGATTGAATGAAAAATAAAAAAATTGCTGAGATTCGATTCAGGGAATATCCAAACTATGACAGAGAAATCACGTCAAGAAAGTTCGATTTGTTATGTCATAAAGAAGAAGACATCAACGCATGGATCCGTGCAAAAGGAACGAATTCGAAAACAGCAGAAAACGAGCTCATTCGATTTGAAAGTGATAAGTACATTCAAAATCGTCTCTTTTGGAAGAAATGTGTGGAAGAAACTCTCGAAGAGCTTGATGAAAATCAAAAAGAATATGTCACAGAATACTATTTTGATGATGTGTACGACTATCGCTCTCTAGCGAAGAAACACTTCACGAATAGGAACGTCATCATGAACGCTTGTAATCTAGCGTGTGAGATTTTGCTATTAAAATTAGGAGAAAAGTTTTAGTGACAGAAAACGGTGTTTGTCACGAGAAAAACGTGATATATTATTAGTGTGGAAAGTTGTAAAAAGAGATATTCTTTTTTCTCGTGGTTTAAACTCCTTTAATTTTTTTACCCTTCGAGTCCTCCAGCTCGAGGGGTTTTTGTATGCGATGAAACGAGGTGATGGAAAATGGGATGACCGAAAAACAACAGAAATTTGCCGATGAGTACATCATCAGCTTGAATGCTACTCAGGCTTATAAAAAGGCTTATCCAAACGTAAAACGAGATAAAGTTGCTCAAGTGAATGGAAGTCGCTTGCTATCAAAAGCTATCATAAAAGCATATATAGATGAACAACTAGAAAAGTTAAAGTCCGAACGTGTCGCAGACCAACAAGAAGTGCTTGAGTTTTTAACGGCAGTTATGCGTGGAGAAATCACAGAGCCCTTATTAGTTCTTGATGGTGACGGATATCAAAAAGTCATGGATGCTAAACCGAATGTGTCCACGAGAAAGAGTGCAGCGGTTGATCTTGGCAAGCGTTATGGTTTGTTCTTGGATAGGCAAGAAATCACTCAAAAGAATATCGACATCAAAGTAGGTGATTGGGATGACGATGAAGACTAACCCGAAAATCAACATCATCATCGACCGTCCTAATCGTGTTTTCAATAAGCATATCTATGAACATCTATTTGACTACGACACCTTCACAGAGGTGCATTACGGAGGGGCTTCGTCTGGCAAAAGTCATGGAGTGTTTCAAAAGATAATTCTTAAAGCGCTAAAGTCATGGAACAAACCACGAAAAATATTAGTGCTGCGTAAGGTTGCTTCTACGGTACGTGACTCAGTGTTTGCGGATGTTCAAGCGACATTATCTTATTTTGGGATACTTAATTTGTGCAAGGTTAACATGAGTGCCTTTCGTATTGAATTACCGAACGGTGCCGAATTGATTTTCAAAGGGATGGATAACCCAGAGAAAATTAAGTCCATCAAAGGTATTTCCGACGTGGTCATGGAAGAAGCGTCTGAGTTTACGCTTGATGATTACACACAGCTAACGTTGCGTTTAAGGGATAAAGTGCATAAACAGAAACAAATCTATTTGATGTTTAACCCGGTATCCAAAGCAAACTGGGTATATAATGCTTTTTTTGTGAGAGATCCTAAGAATACAGTGGTTTATCAAACGACGTATAAAGATAATCGTTTCTTGGACGACTTAACTAAAGAGAATATCGAGGAACTAGCCAACAGAAACGAAGCGTACTACAAAATTTACGCTTTGGGTGAGTTTGCGACACTTGATAAATTGGTATTCCCTAAGTATGAAAAACGATTGCTTAATAAAGACGAGTTGGCGCACTTGCCAGCTTTTTTTGGTCTTGACTACGGTTTTATCAATGACCCATCAGCCTTGCTTCATGTAAGGATAGACGATGCTAACAAGCGCTTATACGCTGTTGAGGAGTTTGTAAAAAAAGGATTGACGAATGACAAGATAGCAGAAGCGATCAAGGCGCTTGGATATGCTAAAGAGCAGATACGAGCAGATAGCGCTGAAAAGAAATCTAATCAAGAATTGCGAAATCTTGGTATTCCTAGGGTTGTTGATGTGCAGAAAGGTCCTGGGTCAGTCATACAAGGTATTCAGTATCTCTTACAGTACGATTGGATTGTTGATGAAAGATGCGTGAAGCTGATTGAAGAACTTGAAAATTACACTTGGAAGAAAGACAGGAAGACAAATGAGTACATCAATGAGCCAGTAGATAGCTATAATCACTGCATCGATGCGATTAGATACGCTTTGCAAGACAGAATATATAAATCAAACATCAAACTATTTAAAGGAGGTTTTTAAAAATTGGCAAAAGTTTTTGTTAATAAACGGAAAGTCATTACGACAACAAGCGATGTAGTGACTGAAGAAGTCGTTACTGAAGCGATTAGGCTTCACATGAGTAAGCTAGTTAAGAATTATGTTGAAAGCGAGGATATGTATCTCTCTCAGCACGAAGTTTTGAAAATGGCAAAAAAAGATAGCTGGAAACCCGACAATAGATTGGTGTTTAATTATGCGAAGTACATTGTCGATACGTTTACAGGCTATCAAATTGGTGTTCCAGTTAAAATCAAACATGAGGACGAGAACGTAAATGAGTTTGTCTCAAGTTTCCGTAAAATCAATGACATGGAAGACTCAGAGTTCGAGCTTGCGAAAATGTCAAGCGTGTTCGGTCATGCTTTTATTTATGTGTATCAAGATGAATATAAGCGAACTAGAGCGACATACAATAGTCCGATTAATATGTTTATTGTCCATGATAACAGCATTGAAGAACGCCCTATATTCGCTGTAAGATATACGTTTAATGAGAATAATCAAACAGGAGTCGGTCAAGTTATCACAAACGATGAATTGATTGACGCTACTTTTTCGACTGGTGGGGCGGTAAGGTTCGGTGAACGCACTCAACACATTTACAACTCAATCCCAGTAGTTGAATTGATTGAAAATGAAGAGCGACAATGTATTTTCGAGAGTGTGAAAACATTGATTAATGCTTTAAATAAAGCAGCAAGCGAAAAAGCGAACGATGTAGACTACTTTGCGGACGCTTATTTGAAAGTTCTAGGAGTAGAGCTACAGGAAGAAGACGCTAGTCAGATTAGAGAGAATAGAATTTTCAATCTGTGGAAGAATGGCGATGGTGCTTTGCCAGAGGTCGCTTTCCTTGAGAAACCAAGTTCTGACACAACACAAGAGAATTTAATTAGTTTACTTAAGGAATCTATTTTCGCTATCTCAATGGTAGCCAATATGTCTGAGTCTGAGTTTGGCAACTCGTCTGGAACAGCTTTAGCTTTCAAGCTACAAGCTATGGATAACCTAGCTCGGATGAAAGACAGAAAGCTTCAATCCGCATTTAACCGCTTGTATCAAATCGTGTTTAGTGTTCCGTTAACGACTGTTTATGAGGACGCATGGACAGGATTGACTTACACGTTTACTAGAAATGTACCTAGAAACATTCTAGAAGAGGCTCAGATTGTCGGTCAATTATCTGGACAAGTGTCAGAGGAAACCAAGTTATCTGTTCTATCTATCATTGATGATCCTCAAAAAGAAATCGAAAGAATGGAACGTGAAGAGGAGGCTATGGGCGACCTTGAAACACGTCTAGAAAAACAAAAAATCTACTCAGACGCTGAGATGAGCGAAAGTAAGAAGGTTATAGCAGATGTTGACTAATGAGTACTGGGAAGAAAGATACCGTGTCGAAGAAAAGGCTAGAGAGCTAGCTGATAAGGGAGTAGCTTATCAACTGCACGGTGTCTATCAACAACACGCTAACAACATTCAAAAAGAAATCGATAGTTTTTGGCAAAGGTATGCTGATAAAGAAGGAATCACGAAGCTAGAAGCTAAACAACGAGCAGATAGGCTTGATATGATTAATGTCGAGTTTAAAGCTAAGCAGTTAGTTGAGCGCGCTAATCGTTTGAGAGAGCGTGGCAAGAAAGTAACAAGTGATGATTTCACAAGAGCGGAAAATGACTTGATGAGATTGTATAACTTGAAGATGAAAACAAGCCGTCTTGAAGTGCTTCAAGCGAATATTAAGCTGCATCAGTATGATTTAGCTTTGAGTGAGTTTGAAATCATTGATAAGCACTTGATTGAATCAATCAGACGTGAAAATCTGTTTAGTGCCGGTGTTTTGAATATGACACTTGGAAGTTTTGAAGCTTCAAAAATATCTGCTGACTCTATCGTGTATGCCAATTTCAACAATGCAACGTGGTCGTCTAGAGTTTGGGAAAGACAGAACGAATTAAGAAACATTGTTAAAAAAGGAGTTGCCGATACTGTTTTGAGAGGTAAAGGCACAAACGTTCTGATTAACAGTCTAAAAAAAGAGTTTGATGTTTCCTATGGATACGCTAGACGGTTAGCAGTGACAGAATCAGCAAGGGTGTATTCAGAGGCTCAGAAATCGAACTATGAAGCTAACGGTGTCGAAGAGTTTGAAGTCATGACCGAATTAAAAGCGTGTCATATCTGCCAACCGTTTAACGGAAAAATATTTAAAGTATCTGAGTTGGTGCCAGCTTTGAACGCACCACCATTTCATCCTAACTGTCGATGTACGACAGTACCGCATTTTAGGAAAGATGTACACCAATATGAGAGAGAAAATGATACAGATTATAAAACTTTGAACAACAAGTATGTTGTGAAAGACAGGGAAAAGGCGTATAATCAAGATGCAAGGGAAACTAAAGCAAGATTCTATAGCGAGCAACTGTTGTATAAGATTTCGAAAGTCGAGCCGAAAATTACAAGCGATATGCAACGGATTACTGGAGAAAATCAATTGGCTGGTCTTGAATTTCGAAAGAAGACAGCTGAGTCGTTAGCTCGTAAAATTACAGCAGATAGCCAGGCTGAAAATATAAGCTCGGCTGAGGCTGTAAGTAAAATTAACGATGCCTTGAGGTACACAACCATTTTTGATTCCGACAATTTTACAGAAGAGTATTCCAAGATGAAGCAAAAACTTATTGCAGAGGGGTATCGAGTTGTAAAAGTAAAAAACACTTGGCTAACAAATGGACCATATAAAGGCGTGAATACAGTTATTGAAAAAGATGGTATCAACTTTGAAATGCAGTATCATACTCAAGAAAGTTTTGACTTAAAGAATGGTCCGTTACACGAGTTGTACGAAAAACGTAGGCTTTCTTCAACAACTAAAGCAGAGAGACATAAACTTGACGCTGAGATGGTAAAATTGAGTAAAACATTGAAAGTGCCGAAAAATATAGAAAGGGTGGAATAGTATGGAAACAAAATATTTTTTCATAAAAACAGAACATCCCCAAATTGTACGCTATAGTGAAGGTGAGACATCGGTATATAGCGTAGAAAAAGGTTGGACAGAAAACGAATTTTGGTATAACCGTATATTTTTTGGTGACTTCACGGATTTTGAAGAAATTTCAGAAAGTGAGGCATTCGCTTATATTGACAAGATGGTGGCGGTATGATAGATATTGCCTTAGCTATCTCTAAAAAAGCACATGCAGGACAGGTAGATAAAGCAGGTGTTGATTACATACAGCATCCTCTCTATGTGGCCAGTCAAGTCGAAACTGAACAAGAAAAAGCTGTTGCTCTTTTACATGATGTGATTGAGGATAGCAATATAACTGCTGTTGATTTATTGGCGTCTGGTTTGCCAAATGAAGTTGTTACAGCGGTACAAACTTTGACAAAGAAAAAAGGTCAAAGTTATCAAGAATATCTTGAAAAAGTTAAATCAAATAATTTAGCAAGAGTTGTAAAACTTGCAGACTTGAAACATAACTCAGATTTATCACGCTTGAAATCTGTTACCAACACAGACTACGACCGTGTTGAAAAATACAAAAATGCAATTCGTTATTTAAGCACCTAGAGAAATCTAAGTGCTTTTTTTGTGCTCAGAAATGAGCGAGAAATGAAATATCAAAAAATAATTTAACCGTATGGAATCCCGTACGGTTTTTTTATTGTCCAAGCATTGAAGACTTTAAAAGCTATGGAAATTACAGTCGGGG